GCTGATACTTATGCAGAAGCAAAAATAAAAGCAAAAAAAATGAATAAAGACTTAGTTGTTGTTGGCGAATATGTAATGGCGGATAAAATAATGTTTGCAGATGAATTGGGAACTTTATAAAAATTTTAAGCCAGAAGAATTTGCTTGTCAGCATTGTGGCAAAGAAGGCATCAAAGAAGAACTGTTGAATAGGCTACAAGCTCTTAGAACTTTTTTAAATTTTTCTTTTGTTGTTAGTTCTGGTTATCGTTGCCCGGAACATCCTATCGAAGCTAAAAAATCCAAGCCTGGTACACATAGTACAGGCCTTGCAGTCGATATATTGTGTCGTGGTGTGGAAGCATATAAAATCATTACTTATGCAAAAGAATATGGTTTTACAGGTATTGGCGTTAATCAAAAAGGTAATAGTAGGTTTATTCACTTGGATATTGCAGATTATTCAGAAGAAAGACCAAGACCTACTGTTTGGAGTTATTAAATGGCAAGAGCAACTGTAGCAGAAATAGATAAGCGTTTGAGTTCTCACGAAGCTGCTTGTGAACAGCGTTGGAAAGAAAACTATAGGCGTTTAGAAGCTATTGAAAACGCCATTACTTCAGTTAATAAAACTATAAGAAACACACTAATATTTGTTTTAACGATATTTTTAGGAGTTACTGGTTTTTTATTGCAAGAAGTCATTTATCAAGCTATCTCATAAATTATGCCATCACAAAAAGAAATTTTAGAAGCCAATGAAGCAGAAGTTATTTTAAATAGCGAAGTATTTAAAAAAGCTGTTGCGCACCTCAAAGAAGAATATATGCAAAAGTGGGAAAACTCCTCTGAAGCTGATAGTAGTTTTAGAGAAGATCTGCACAAAGCTATCAGAATTTTGCCAGAAGTAGAAAAACATCTAAGGATTATTATTGAAAAAGGCAGAATAACTAAAACTCAATTAGACAAGATAAGAAGCATAACTAGATAATAATTCTTGAGCTTTCCTGGTCTTTTAGAGTAAAATTTGAACATTATTTACTATATGAGGTAAAAATATGGCAACACCGGAAAAACCGACTGCATTACAAACTAATTTACAACAAGCAGAACAAGCGTTTTCTAACTTACTGACTCCTGAAGAAGAAGCACCAGTTGAAGAAAATCAAGAGCTTGTTGAAGAAGCTGTAGAAGAAACTGAAGAAGTAACTGAGGAAACAGAAGTTGAATTAGAAGCTACTGAAGAAATCGAAGAAACAGATGAAGAAGTTCTTGAAGAAAATCAAGACGAGTCGATAGAAGATCAAGTAGAGCATGAGGAGAACGAACAACCTGAGCTTTATACTGTCAAACAAAATGGTATAGAAACTCAAGTTACTCTCGAAGAACTCCAAAATGGCTACAGTCGTCAGCAAGACTACACACGCAAGACTCAAGAATTGGCTAATCAACGTAAAGAGATTGAAAGCCAACAAGCAGAGTTATTGGAAAAAGACGAAGTTTATAAGGATTTATTGCCTAAACTTGAAGCTAGTTTAAAAGCTGAACTAGGGCAAGAGCCTGATTGGGCCGCTTTATATGAAAGTGATCCATTAAATTATGTTCGTGAAAAAGATATTTGGAACGATAAAAAGAAACAACTGGAAGCTACACAAGCTGAACAGCAAAGGATTAAAGATGAAGAATTTGCTGAACAACAGAAACAAATTAAAGAATTTGTTGAGCTTGGCAACCAAGAGTTGATTAAAAAAGTTCCTGAGTGGAAAGATGTCGAAAAAGCAAACTCTGAAAAGATTGCTATTCGAGAGTACGCTATAAATAATCTAGGTTTCACGCCACAAGAAATGGATCAAGTTTATGACTACAGAATTTTATTAGGTTTAAGAAATTCTTGGTTGCATGATAAAACTGTAAAAGCAACAAAGAAAAAACCAACACAAAAATCTGCAGCTAGAGTGGCTAGACCTGGTACTGCCAATCAAGTTAAGAAAACAACTCCTTTAAAACAGTCGAAACAGAGATTAGCTAAATCCGGGAAAGTCCAGGATGCGGCTAAAGTTTTTGAAAATTTAATTTAATTTCTAGCGAAAGCTAGAAGGAGTATGAAAAATGGCTAAAGTTACAAATGCCTTTGATACTTATACTGCGACTGCTGACAGAGAAGAATTAAGCGATGTTATTTATAACATCTCTCCAACAGCAACTCCTGTTATGAGTGCCATAGGAAGAAATAACGTAAGTAATGTGCAGTTTGATTGGCAAGTTGAGTCTTTGCCAACTCCAAGTGCAACAGGGAAACTTGAAGGTTTTGAACTTTCAAGAGCGGCTTCAACCGCTACAACTAGAGTGAGCAATATCTGTATGATTTCAAGCAGAGATGCAACAGTTACAGGTTCACAAAATGCTTCTGATGCTGCTGGCAAAAGAAGTGAAATGGCGCATCAATTAGCTCTTATGGCTAAAGCGTTGAAAAGAGATATGGAAGAAGCCTTAACTCAAAACAACGCAAAAGCTGCTGGAAACGCTACTACTGCTAGGCAAACAGGTGGTTTAGAAACTTGGATCACTACTAACAAGTCTATCGGTACTAATGGTGTTTATGGCGGTAGTGGTGCAGCTACTACTAATGGAACACAAAGAGCTATAACTGAAGCTCTTGTTAAGACTGTTCAACAGTCTTGTTTCACTAATGGTGGAGAGCCATCATTATTAGTTGTTGGCCCTCATGTAAAATCAGTTGTATCTGGTTTTACAGGTAGAAGTTCAGCTAGACAGTTTGTAGATGCTAATACTATTGAAGCATCTGTATCTATCTACTCTGGCGACTTTGGAGAACTACAAGTAGTTCCTTCAAACAGAAGTAGAGGTAGAACTGCCTTACTATTAGATCCTGAGTATGCAAAAGTTTCTTATCTTAGAGATTTTGAAACTATCGACATCTCAACTATTGGTGATGCTGAAACTAAAATGATAGTTGTCGAATATGGTTTAGAAGTGAGCAACGAAGCTGCTCATGGTGCTGTGTACGACTTATCAACATCATAAGTTTAATTAAGGGGGGCGCTTAGTCGCCCCTCTTTTTTAAAATGGCAAGAAGAACAGTAATAGACTCAAGAACAAACTTTGTTAGCGAATTTGCTACCGAAGATGATAAGTTTGTTTATCACACCAAACAAAACGTAGCGCCAATATTGAAGCACGTTAAAGACCTACAAGAATTTAAACCAGGTAAAGAATTACGCCATGTTGCGGAAGTACCTATGGTAATATATCAAAAAGCTATACGAGAAGGTTGGGCGAACGATAAAGCCAAATGGAAAAAATGGTTAAACGATCCTAACAATAAACTTTTCAGAACTTGGCAAGGTAAAGTATGACTTACGATGAACTAAAAACACAGATAGCAGATTTTTTAAATAGAAGTGATTTGACTTCTAAACTCGACTCTTTCATTGATATTACTGAAGGAGAACTAAACAGAAGATTAAGAACAAAAGATATGGTAATAAGAGCCAATGCAGTTGCAGATGGTCAATATCTTTCTTTACCTTCAGATTGGCTAGAAGCTATAAATATAGAAATTACATCTAGCGACTTTACACCTTTACTACAACAGTCTATTGAGTCTTTAGATGTTTATAGAAAGGCTAATGACAATACTTCCGGACAACCGGTTTATTTTGCTATTGTTGATAAAACTTTAGAATTAGCACCTACACCTGATAAAGATTATACTTTACAATTAACTTATTATGGCTCGATACCAGCTTTAAGTAGCACAAACACTACTAATTTTGTATCGACAGGACATCCAGACGTTTATTTGTATGGTTGTCTAAAACACGCTTCTATTTATTTAATGGAAGATGAGCGTGTTAGTATGTTTTCTCAGTTGTTTGAAAAAGCATTAGAGGAAATGAGAATGGAACAAGAACGTGCTGAATTTGGCAAAGGATCTTTAATACCAAGAAGAAGAACTTATGGCAAAGCACACAAAACAACTTATCATTTAAAGAATTGAGGTAAGACATGGCAGCATTTAGTGATTATTTAGAAAACAAGGTATTAGGCCATGTTTTTGGTGGTACTGCTTATACAGCACCATCTACTTTATATGTAGCTCTTTATACAGTAGCACCATCTGATACTGGTGGTGGCACAGAAGTTTCTGGTGGTGGATATGCTAGACAAACTTCTACTTTTACTGTTTCTGGCACAAATCCAACCGAAGCTACTAATGCTTCAGCTAT